GTGATGCTACTGTGCCATTTGAGAAGCCAGGTGTTGTACCTGCTGTAGAACCTGTTGCAATTACTCGGTTAGTAATCCAAGATTCAATACCTGCTGTTGATCTAGCTGTTGCTGGACCACCTGCTGAAGAAGCTTGGTTACGTACGATTGCATATTCCATGTCACGTTTAAGTTCTTTACCAGCTTTCATAAGTTGGTAAGCAACTTCAGACTTACGACCATACTTACGTACTACGTCATATGTGTTTGAAATTTGAACTGTCTTACGTGAGATTTGTGTGTAGTTACCTAATACTGTTGTAGCAGGTAATGTTGCGAATGAAGCGTCATCACCTTCAACAGATGTATTAGTACCAGCTGCTGCTAGTGCGTCTGTTTGCCATTGCATTACTGTTACTACTTATCCAGATAAATAAGTTTGACCTCTATGAGGCGGTGTAGTCATTTCTGCTACACTCCCAAGTTTCATTTTATAGCTTGGGGTCGGACTATCGCATCTCCTTTCGGAGTCTTTTCATTTAGTCTCTCAGCGTGTTTTCACTTCGCCCTTGTTGCCCTCGTAAGGATATTCAAGTCAATTAGAAAAGATTTTAATACCACCATGGAAGTTAATGGTATGTCTGACCAGCCGACATTCTCTTTGCGAGAGAAAGTAACGGTGTGTCTTCTGGAGAAATATCAAAAATGATATCTTCAAATGATTCTGCTATACCTTTACCGGTGTAGCTATTGGTTGCTGATGCTGCCATGATTATCGTTTCCTTTGTAAATTAAAGCATGTTTTCTATGAGTTTTGCAGCCATATCTGATTTGCCTGTTTTACGTAATGATTCACGTAATTGACGCACATTAGAATTGGCTTCGGCTTTTGTATCTTTAGCTCCAGGTTTCACTACTGGTTTAGCGCTTGATACTTTTTTCTTTACAGTAGAATTTTGTTGTAGTTTGCGCCATTGCATAGCGTCATGCAATACCTTCACGTGACGAGGGTCAACAATTGCGTTGAGTTCTGCATCAGTAAAGCCATAATCCTTGCCAGTAGATAACAATGCTTGGTTAGTCTCAGGACTCCAATTTGGTATCTCTTTAGCTAGAATTTCCTTACCTTTTGCTATCTTCTCAGCCATCAATTGCGTTTGCTTCTGAACGACTTCTTGCTTCTTGGCTTCAAACTGTGAAACGAGTGTACTACGTTCTTGCTGTAGTTGGTTATATGTAAAGAAAAGTTTTTGCGCTTCCACAAAATCATTATCAGACAATTGTTGCCAATTCACGTTAGCATATTGGTTTAATTGTTGGTCTAATGCTGTGATCTTTGCTACATCTTCAATCAACACATTGTTAAGTTGCATTTGTTCTTGAAAGGCTTGCTCTTGAGCTTTTATACTCTCAGCATAGGCTTCTAGCTCTTTACGTTGTTCTGCTACTTGTTGTGTCTTTTGTGTGTAGTCTAAGCCTTGTTGTGCTAATGCTACGACTTCGTCTAGTGGCTTTTCAACTTCTTCACCATTAACTTTTAGCTTTAGGATAGCAGGAACTTCATCTTCTTCAGACTGTTCTACTTCCTCAGCTTCTGCTTCTGGTTCTTCGTCTGTTGCTTCTTCTTCTGTACCTTCTTCAGGTACTTCAGCTTCTGCTTCAGCCTCTAGTGGTGGTTGTTCTCTTTCTTCTTCTTGAACTTCAGTTGGTTTAACGTCAGTTACAATACTATCACCTAGCATAGCCTCTAATCGGCTTTGTGGTGACTGTTCTGGGACTTGGTCACTCATAATATTTTCCTTGAAATTAGACAATAAAAAAGACTCCGAAGAGCCTTAAGTGGGCTTGTCCTTACCCAAATATCTTAAACTTAGGTCTGTCCGTTTGGATAGATGCTAACTTACCTGTTTGCATAACGTCAGTAAGTTGTTTGTTAATTTGATTTAATAGCTGTAGTGCGATTACTAATCTATTGTGAGTTTTCTCATCACCTAGTGGACTTGTTGTCATACTAGCTACGATATTCTCACGTACTTTATCAATAGCTTCTTGATACACAGGGTTATCTAGGATAACTGCTGCTTGTTCACCACGTTTAATTTCTTCTAATGACTTATCCGCCATACATCATTCCTGACTGTGCTTTAATTTGTGCAATAGCTAAGTCAGTTTCTGCTTTTAATTGTGCTTTAAAGCGTTCCAACTCAGCTTGAGCTGCTATCTTCTCACGTTCTATTATAACATCATTTTGTGATCTGAGTTGCTCTTGTTGTAGTTGTGCTGCCGCTTTCTCACGTTCAATTTGTAATTGACCTTGAACAGCGATTTCTGCTTCTGAAGGCTTATCTTCTTGCTGACCTTCTTGTTCAGGTGTATTAGCTGGATTAACCCAGAACTCTTCAGGATTCTTAAACCCTGCATTCTGTGTGAGTTTAGCTAACGCATTGTAAATCTTTTCAGGGTTAGTTAAGCCTACTTGGATAGCTTCTTTTTGCATATTCAAGATAGTAGTTAAGTGGACTAATTGTTGATCTTTATTACCTGCACCTAAGCCTACAGAGATAGATAAGTCTTTACGATCTTTCCATTCTCTTGGATCAACTTCTACCCATTTGTTTCTAATACGTACAATATCTGGTTTAGTAAGTGTTGTTCTAACTAATCTGTGAACTAGTTTAAATAACTCTTTTACACCTGTTTCTGCAAATGTTCTAGCTACTAACTCTATGCGTTGTTGTGACGCATTCATAATTTGTGCTACACCGGTAGCTGTCTTATTCAGACTGTTAGCATCTAAACCTTGATTGTATGCTGTAACACCTGTTCTCTTTTCTTTCATAGAGTCCATGTATTCAACCATACCGAATGATGATGCTGGTAGTGGTGGATGTGATAAAGGCATAATGCCTGAACCTGGATCACCTTCTACACGAACAATACCACCTGGTCTTGATGTAAGCATATCATCTAGGTTTACACGATCAGAGATAGCATAACGACCATTGTTAGCTAGATACATATTATCTAACTGACCACGAATAAGTGTGGACTTGATTAACTGAATGTCCATAGTAAGATCAGCGTATGATCTACCGATATGTCTATGTGGCATAATCATAGGTGTGATACAAGCAAAAGGTACATACTCTGTTTTCTCTTTGTAGAGAATAGTATTACCTAAAATAACCACTCTATGACGTTCACCGTCTAGTTTAATATATGTGTCTTTAACTAATGCTTCATCTGACTCAATAGCTCTGTCATATTCTTCGTCATAAATATCACGTGCATTAGATTCTTCTTCAAACGTATCACGTAAGTCTGACATGATAGACTTGATATATTCTAGTGGCTTGTCAAATGTCTCTGCAATATCTGACAATTGCATGACTTCTCTATGTTGAACGAATCTAGCGTCTTGTAAATTAGGACCTGATACTTCTACAGATACCATCATGTTTTCAGGTGCTACGTTCTCAATGTTAATCTCTGTCTTTTTCTCTGTGACTTTAAGTTTAACGTCATGTAACATAGGTTGCATAACTGTAGCTGGATCAACACCATTAGCCATAGCTTGTTGGTAAACAACATCCATATTGACAGATGGATCAGCGTATGCAGTATGCTCTAATACTTCTGTATTCTCATCTGAAGCCAACATTTGTAGTTGTGCGTCAGTTAGACCTTGATACTCGTATTCTTCTACTTCTTCCTCTTCTTCAGCATAGACTTTTACATAGCCATTCTTAGAGAGTAATGCGTCTTTAAACCATACGTAGAATGTCTTGAAGCCTTCATTCTTTTCCATAACGATATGGTTAATGTAATCTGTTTCTTGTTCTGCTGCTTCTTGATCTTCAGGACCTTTAGGATCAAACTGAACAACCTTATCACCAGCTACGAATACTTTAAGTAATTGTGGTAATGCAGCTTCAATTGTATCTTGTACGTCATAGCTAACTACTTGTGAACGACCTTCTTCTTCGTTACCGAAAGGTTGACCTAAGTAGTAGTCAATTGCAGCAGCTCTGTCGTTAGATAATGCAGAGTCATTGACACCATACGCAATGTTCTCTTCAGCTTCTACACGAGCTATGATTTCCATGTCTTGTAACTTCATTAAACAATTCCTCTATTTGTGTATTGTATCTTCTCTCTAGACCATGATTCATTCTTCATAGCTTCTATAGAAGTACATAAATATCTGAAAGCATCTGCTCCATGAGAGAACTCATCATGCAATGGTGCGCCAGGTTCGTTAGTTGCAGAGTTTATACTTCTGCGATAATTCTTTAAACATTCAACAAGTCTTTGTGCTGACTTATCAAAGTATATACGGTGGAAGTTCATTCGTGCTAACTTAATACCAGACTCTATGTCTGCTTTAGGTACGATACGTATATCCCATCCTAACTTCTTCATAATCTCTTCTGCTGATATGCCATGCTTAAAGTCTTTAGACTGTCCGTCATGTGGTAAAAACATTGTACCCCAGTTATAGGATAAGTTCTTTAGTTGTGCAGAATAACTATCTAATGTTCTGTGGTCATCTTCTATATAACCAATGATGCGTAAGTCTGATATACCTTTTTGGCATAGGATAACTGACATGCTGTCGTTCCATCCGAGGTCCATTACTACATGAACCTTCATCATAGGGTCATAAGGTACAGTTGTTATACGACCACCTTCTTGTGCTTCTCGTATCTCGTTAGAGTATATAGCACCATCTACAGCAGCCTTACAATCACCTTCCCAGATGTTTGCATAGTCAGGGTTAGTCTTTAAACTGTGTTGCCTTTCATCTTCCAATACCTGTGGAAACCAAGGATTATCTTGCCAATTAATCTTAACGACTTTAGCGTTCTCTGGTGGGTCTATAACAAACCTTTGGTATGTATTATCTGTATCTATATTAGGGTTAAACGATACCCATATTTCTGAGTCTGGCTTACGTATAGTAGGTATAAGAATATCCCATGACTTCTTACTAATGGTTTGAGCTTCCTCACACCACACAACTTGAACGCCCTCAAACGACTTAATTGACTCAACCGTATTGTTTGCTAATCCGGTAAAGCTAAATAAGCTCCCATTAATACCACGTATCTCTGACTCTAATACTTCGTAAAATGGACCTAAACCTAATGACTGTATTTGGTCTGTTAATAATTGATGCACAGACTGACGGATACTGCGTTGTATTTCTCTAGCACATAATATGCGTAATGGCTTATTGCTTGCTTGTAATAATAAAGCTCTAGCAAACCCCCATGACTTCCCTGAACCACGACCACCGTATGCTACCTTGTATCTATGTGGTTGGAATAGAAAATCTAATTTATCAGGAAATTGAGCTATCGTCTGGCTTAACAAAGTTAATCCCAATACTTACAGGCAACGCTTGTCCATCTGGACCACTAACCTCATGTGCTTGTGTTTCTTTCCATCTTGCCCTAGTTTTTAACCAAAAAATAGCAGCACTTGTATTACCATCTTTAGCTTGCTGAAATAGCGTTTGTGCAATAGAAGCATTAGCGTCTACACGACCATTATCTAAATCCTTTTTATAATGCTTAACTAGCGTATCAGAGCTTATGTCTAATTTATTAGCTATATCTTCATAGGTTATACCTACAGCAGCTAAAGTTCTTACTAGCTTTTGGCTTTCTTCACTAGGGATATGTTCTTTACCTTGCATATATACCCCCTTATAACTCCGAAAGTGCTGGAATACCACCTGCTAAGTACTCAGCTAACTCTTTGTTCATTAAGGACATTTCTTTAATTTCTAGCTTATTTTTGTTAGGTAATGTATCTAGTTTAGATAATGCCTTAGCTTTATGGACATATAAGCACTCATCTACAGGTGCTTTGTCATGTTTAAATACTATTAACCATCTTGTGAATATCATAGTAACACCGCCTTTTTACCTGTAAAGTCTTCCCAGCGTTTTATTATAACATCACAATACTTTGGGTCAAGTTCCATTACAAATGCGTGCTTGCCAACTTTTTCAGATGCAAGAAGTGTTGAACCTGAGCCACCATATAAATCAACTACATTTGTTTTATCTTTAAGGCTAAAATAATCAAAAAACCACGTTATTAATTCAACTGGCTTTTGTGTTGGATGTACACGTTTCTTGTCATGTTCTTTTGACATACCAAATATACCAGCCCATTTAACTCTAGCCATCATTCTTTTGTGTCTAGCTTTAGACCAACATAATTCAAATGTGCTTCCGTACATTTTGTCAGCAGACTCATCACCTCTTTTGTCCCAAACTACCCATGAACCTTCATTTTTCTTTGGCAACAACTCTGCGTAATAGTCAGCACCCCACATAAATATTTCTTTGCAATAATCAAAACAAGCAAATACTGTATTAATTAACTCAGGAGTAAAGTCATTATGGTCGCCAATAACTTGTTCATATTTATTGCCTGATTTTTTAGTCATGGAATTTTTGCCACCCATATCTGAATAATCAGCATTTAAAAACATACCATAAGGTGGGTCAGTAAATACCATATCAGCTTTTTGACCATCCATTAGCTTTTCTACAGCATCTATACTTGTGCTATCGCCACACATTAGCCTATGGTTACCTAATTGGTATATATCACCTAGCTTTGTTGTAGGTTCTTCAGGCACATCTGGCACAGCATCTTCATCTGTTAAGCCATCTGTTAGCTGTGTAGGGTTAAGTAATGCGTCTAACTCATCTACGCTAAAGCCTAGCATAGCTAAACTTACATCATCTTTTATATCCATTAGCTCTAAGGATAGCATTTCATTATCCCATGTTGAGTTTATAGCTATTCTATTGTCGGCTAGTATATAAGCCTTACGTTGTGTTTCGTTTAAATGGTCTAACAATATAGTAGGCACTTCTGTTAAGCCTAGCTTGCGTGCCGCCATGACTCTGCCATGACCAGCTATAATGCCATTATCTTTGTCTATCAGTATTGGGTTATTAAAGCCAAACTCTTTTATGCTTCCAGCTAATTGTGCTATTTGTGCGTCATCATGCACCCTAGCGTTTTTAGCATAAGGTATTAATAAATCTATTGGCTTGTTAATTATTTCCATTGTTATGCAACTCCTAATAGGTTGGTTGCCCTCTGTTATAGTTCTGATTCTTTGTTGTTACCCTTAAGTGGATATATCATTCGTTTATAGGTATCGAACCACTCGTCTGAGTAGTCACAGTCTTGGTAGTCTTTAAAGCATGGGCTACCAATGGTATAGTGGACTAGCTTTGCGTCAGGATTATATTCCTGTTCACTTACTAGCCAGTTCCATGTTTCGTCTAGCTTACCTACTTGTTCTTCTGGATACTTGAGCCATTCAAACCTGTGTAGGTATTTGCCTGTTTTTTCTTGAATAAACCTAGGCGTTAGCTGGCGGTTTAACCAATGTGAGCAGTTCCATAACATAACGCTTGACCAGTTCTTTTTGGGATAGTCTTCGTTCTTTGCACCCAAGTACTTAACAGGATGCTTTGTTTGGTAATGATGCTTGACTACCTTAATTGCTTCGTCTGTATCAAAGTTAGCTAGTATCTCTGCTATATCTGTTCTGCATATCATATCGCCATCTACGAATAGTGCGATACCTTTAAAGTTATTTAGATATGGCACTAGAAAGCGTGAGTAGATAAATGCGTTACTACCGTCTGTATGTGTTTCTTTGTAATCTTTTAAAGTGTTTAGTGCTAATGGTGTAAAACTTACCGGTATAGATGACTTCTCTATAACTGACTGGCAAAAGTTATGATAAGCAATTGGTTCTACCTTGCCATCATATCCTACATATATATCTAGTTTTACCATTACTTCTTTTTGTTGCGTGAACTAATATTCTTTGCCTTTGCTTTTGCATCTGCTTTACTAGATGCTCCCCATGCTTTTAGGGATAGTAATAATCTTGTTGGTTCACCGTTAGGTTTGCGTTCTGGTCCTGGCATATTACCCATACGAGCTAAGAATGATGCACGTCTAGGATTATCACCTGACTTGACTGGTGCTTTTAGATTGCCACCTGTTTCTTTATTGTAAGAGGCACGACCTTTAGCGTTTAAACCGCCTTTAGGGTTCTTACCAGCTTTCTTTTGCCAAGCTGCACTCATTTCTTTTTCTTAGCTGTCTTTGCTGATTGTTTAAATGCCATAGCTGTAGGTGCACCTTTAGAACCTACCTTACGCATCTTCTCACCTGAACCTGCTTTTATTCTAGCACGTTTAGCAGCGATATTACTATAGAGACCTGGCTTATTTGCCACGTTTAGCTGCCTTTTTCATAGGTTTAGCAGCCATTTTGCTGCCTGTTTTCTTTGCGTATTCTTTAGCTTCCATTTTACCTTTTGCTGTATAAGGAAATGCTTTAACTCCACTTTTTGTTTTTACCATTGGCATAATTATTTACCTTTCTTTTTAGATAGACCAGCTTCGCTAAGTGCGATTGCCAATCCTTGAGCTTTAGATTTTACTACTGGACCTTTTTTAGAACCACTATGCAACTTACCTGCTTTAAACTCTTTCATCACTTTGCTGATTTTTTTTGATGCTTTGGTCTTGGCTTTCATCATCTTTCCTTAACTTAATAAATCTATGGTCATATCTGCAATCATTACACAAGCTATACTCGGTGAAGTCAAATGGTTCACCACATTGTTCGCAAATAGATAGTTTCATAAAAAGAAAAAGCCCAACCAAGGAGAGAGTATGGTCAGGCTTTTGTGGGATTACGTTATTAACGGACAGGAGTTGTCCAACAAGTAGTATTATAGCATACTTTGCTATATCTGTTCAACAACATTATGCGTTTATTCGTCTTTCTGCAATCGTAAGCAAGTTATCGTATGCCATATCTAATTGCCAGTAAAAGGCTAAAGGTGGTTTAGCACCTAAGTATTTAGCATAAATAGCGTCTTGTTGTCCTTGTTCTAAGCTGTGCACAATAGCGTGTATGGTTCTAACATTAGACATATCTTGGGCAGAACACATCTCTTCAAACGCTTCACTCGTGCTTTCTCCACCAGATGACATGCCTATGCTCTTAGATGGATAACCTAGCTTATGATTATCCGACTTCATCCACAAAGCCCAATCATCCAGAATGGACAATAAGCGTTCCATACTAATCATTTAGTCTCCACAAAAACATTCTATTGAGTCATCAAACATATTTTCTTGCTTATCTACAAAGTTATGAATATCTGCATATTTAGGTCTATCAATTCTAAATTTATTTCCATCACCGTCTGTAATTGATTTTGCATACTCTTCTTGTTTTGCCCACCATGTAGCTCTATCTGGCTTTTGTTGAATTAAAGTAAGTATCTTAGGCAATGACTTTAAAAAACATAAATCACAATTACCACCTATTGTTTCTCCATCAATGATAGGCAACTCTAAATCAAATGGATTATTATTCCAAAACTCTAACACTTCTGGTTTAGATATTTTAGCTGTATATAAAGGCATTATAGGTTCTTCACCCTTACCCCTAGACTTCATTTTAGCTGCTCTACGACCTTCGTCAGCTCTTATGCCAATCATATTTAATCTGTCAGTCCATCCTAAAGTTAAAAGGTATCTATGAATAGTTCTAACTTTTAATTCTTCTGTGCAAAATCTAGCCCTAACATTAGGAAGCATTTTGCGGTCTTTAATGATAGCCTCAAAAGGTTCTCCATTACGACTAGCAGTTTTATAATCCACCTTTGCAAATTCTTTAACACTTCTATACTCTAACCAATGAATAGGAATATTCCAATTCAATTCACAATCATTAACAAATTTAAGTGTGGCTTCTTCCTCTTTGCCTGTATTAGCAAAACAAACTATAGCGTCAGATGGTAAACCATTATTGCTTTGTAATACTCTCCACAACATATAGGCAGATGTGCGACCACCACTAAAGCTAATGACCGTTGGTTCTATAATCTTAAATGGGTCAGTCATATTGTGTTAGCGTATAAGCTACGCTTTGCCCAAATGTTTCTTGTGTAGTTTTTTGTTGAAGGTTATGTTTAGCATCATCTGCGTTATGGCTTATGACGCCTTTTATCTGGTCTTCTGTAAAGTTTGCTGTGTGTCCAAATATACCTTGTAGCGGATGTGGCTGTGGAATGTAATAGTGCATAAGTCTATTATCTTTATCTTTGAATGCGTGTATATGACCTTCCATCTTCATGGTGACAAGCAAGTTTTTAATAGTATTGTAATTGCCATCTACATGTGCTGCTATATCTTTTATAGCTTTAGGCTCTGTAAGGTAAGCTAGTATTTTTTCTCTGGTATTCACGATACATCCTTAACTTTACAATGCCATTTTTTCTTATCATCTTGATGCCAACCATGCACATGAATAGTCCAACCAGCTTCACGAACTGCACCTACGTTTTCGTGGTCTGCTATCTTTTTACATCTAGCACTCATGTTACCTGCGGTTGTTGTTTGCACAACTAAAGTTTCTTTTCCTTTTAAACATAAGAGGTCTCCGAAGCCATAGAGGTCTTTTCTTATATTCGCACCAGGTATCCATTTCTCTACAACATCAACAAGGTATCCTTCTTCTCGTAATTTTTTAAGACTTAACTGCGTTGGGCTAGTTGCCATCAAATTGACTTTCGTTAGGTTTAGATGTTCCGTCTTTAAATCTTTTCTCTACATTACCGGTAGACTTATTAAGTTCGTATTCATAAGCATGTGGTGATATATCAGGACTATTCTTTTCTTTTTTGAATATCTTATCCCAGTTGTCTTGTGCTTCTTGTTCAGAAATTAACAATGGTCTTCTTCCAGAGCCTTTACCCATTTATTTTACTCCTATCATGTCATGTTCAAAAAGATATTGCATAGTTTTAATATATGCTCTATTCCACATGTCTCTACGTTCTTCTTTTGTAAGCTCTTTACCATTATCAAGTTTAACATGGCACTCTATACATAATGCTGCACATAATGAGTCTGACACTTTAATTCCCATGCCCTTTCCCTCATTACGGTGTGCAGCACAAACTGTTTCAGACTCTATGCCACAATGCTGACAAGGTAATTCTCTTAATAATTTAATTAGTTTCGTATTGCGGTAAACCATCTTGAAATGAGCATCCATATTCGTTAGCAAATCTTAATACATTTTCAATAAGCTCAGCAAATTGAGCTGTATCTAAATCAGAAGTTGAAGGAACAACCACTACCGGTTGACCAGCTATTTCTTTAGCATATTTAAGGTATTTATATTTCATAAGCTCATGTAACTCATCTTTAGTATACCCTAAATAGTCTGATAAGCCTTCAAGTAATGTCCAGTATAAATCATTTTGGCTCAAATTTCTTATGGGTTTACGTTCAGTCACTTGCACTTTCCAAACTTTACTAAAATCAAGTTCTTTTAGTTTCGTTATTAAAATTGGTAAATTCATTCTTGTTAAGTTGAAATTGAACTTTATCATCTCTCCATCCTTTCGTTTTAAATACTTGTCCGTCTTTAGAAGTTGCTTTGTATTGAATGTCATCCCCGAATACTTTTTTGCATTGCTTTATAAATTCATTTATTGTCATCTTGGTGGACTCTCGTTATATCGTAAACCTTTTTGGTCAAACCAAAAGTTAAATGAACCTTCCCATTGTGCATTACGCTGCTTCTGAACAAAGACCTTTGCATCTGGAATAATCTTTAACTCTTCGTCAGAAGTCTTACCTTCTTCTATTAATTTCTCTTTGTATCTATTACGCCATACACAAATAATATTATCACATAAGTTACGAATATGCGAACTTCCCATAATGTTTGTAGCGTCTGGTATCTCTGACTCATCTTTAAGTTTTCTAGTATGTGCTACTAAAAAAATACTTACTTGTAAATCACGTGCTATGACCGCTAAACTGTTTGTCAATCTTTTCTGTGCATCTAGTGACTCTTCAGAAACATCATCCAATTTCATAAGACTGTCAATAATAAATACCTCAACTCCCAATATATGCTTTCCATAGTGCAGAGTTGCAATCATGTCTTCTGATTTAGTACTTCCTGTTTGGTCGTATATATATAACTTGTCTTTAGCTCTATCACAAAACTTACGTATGTAATCATCTGTTGGCTCTGGTGAACCTAATGCCTGGGTAATCATACGAGCCAATGTAAGCACAGGTCTCATTTCTAAAGACGCTATTAAACATTTTGTATTCTGTTTCATCATAGCTAATACAACTTGTGATAACCACATGGACTTACCATGACCTGATACACCAGTAAGAATTGTTAATTCCGAAGACCTAACACGGAATTTATCTTCCGTCTTAATCCAGCCCAACGATTTGCCACTATGAACTTCCTCACTAAAATACTTGACCAAGTCATCAGCAAATATATCCGTACCTTTAACCTTAAACTCTGCATGACCATACCCCTCGTTATAAAATTCTTGAACTGTTGATTGGCTGACTGTTAATTTATCAATAACTTCGCCAATGTTCATACTCCACCTTCCCAAACTTTTTTAGGTTTGATAGTTTCTTCTATAGGGTCGTTCCACCTAGACTGATTAATATACGTGGTCGTTGCTGGTACGTATCCTTCTTTCCAACTGCGAGTATCTTTCATTTTTTTAATGTGGTCAAGTATTTCATCTTTAATCTCATACAATTTTCTATTACGCCACTTTTCCTCACATTTAACTTTTGATATTTTACGAGTTGGATATATTTCCCAAAATTCTAAAAACGACTTATGCGATAGCATATATATATCTTTATCTTTATCTCTATCTTTATCTCTATCTAGTATAGAGTTTGCATAGTCACACTCTATTATCCACTTACTTAATGATTTTATTACAGAATTTACGAAGTTTATAGGGTATCTTAACCTATAAGCAATTGCCTGGTCTTCAGGTAAAAAACCATCATATTGACTAGCTAAACACCATAGTTTTATTAAAATAGCTTGTTGGTCGTGACTCATTGCATTAAATTCATAATCCTCTAATAAGTCAATTCCATATAATTTAAACCATGGCATTTTCTTAGTTTCATCTGCATAAGTCTTAGGTTTATAATGCTGAAACTTATCCCAATTCTTTACTCTGTATTTCATATACTCTCCTTAAAATAAACATTCTTCATAAAGTTCTGTTACTGGCACAACTTTTGCTTTAGGCAAAATATGGAGCTTGCAATTAGGTCTTGACTCTAAAAACCATTTAGCAGATGCCTTGTTACTAAAGGCTCTTAGCGGTTTTCCGTCAAATTCATCTAATATAATGTAACGCAACATGTCCATGGAGCAAAACACTAACATAGGTAAATTCTATATGCAAACTATTTTTTTTATAGAAAATACTTGACAGGTGTTTTTTATAGGTTTAATGTTCAATTGTCAACTTTAGGAGAGATACATGAAAATTTCAACAATGATAGTATTAGCAGTAGGTTTCTGGGTTTATGTAGCCTTTTGCCTTTGGGCTATGGGTAAGTTTGCAGGTGCAATATGAATAAATACTTATGGCTATTCCTTTTTGTATTTTGGGGGTATATAATATGGCGAATGGTTTAAAGCGTATAGCTGAAATATTACCAGAAGTATGGAAAGACTTAGAAGAACTTAATAAAAGATTTGATGAAAGGGAGAGATTAAATGGAAGAATTAATGTTTTACCAACAAGTGATGCAACAACTACACGAGATGGAAACAAAACAACAGGAGACAACAAATGAGTAAGTATTTAGAACTACGTAAGATTGATGTATCAGAACATTTAGAAAAGAAAGGTAAATTTAATTACATTTCATGGTCATGGGCGGTTGACACTTTATTGCAACAAGACCCAACTGCTACATGGGAATATAAAGAACCTGTGCAATTTGGTGAAACACTTATGGTGTTTTGTTCTGTTACAGCATTTGGTAAAACTATGACAGCTCAATTACCTGTGCTTGACTTTTCTAATAAAGCTATGAAGAACCCAGATGCTATGGCTGTAAATACAGCTATGCAACGTTGTTTGGCTAAAGCTATTGCTTTACATGGTATTGGTTTATATATCTATAGCGGTGAAGATTTACCGGATGTAAACCCATTAGAAACACTTAAATCTACTTATGCTGACAAAGGAATTGAAGCTGCTAGAGTTGTATATGCAAAGATGTCAAGAGAAGATAAAGAACAATGTGCAGAGTTTGTAGAAACTCTTAAGGCTGCATAATGGAACAACGCACACAAGAATGGTTTGATGCACGACTTGGCAAAGTAACAGCTAGTCGTGTAGCAGATGTGATAGCAAAGACTAAAACAGGTGTATCTACATCTCGTCAAAACTACCTTGTCCAACTTGTATCAGAACGTCTTACAGGCAAGAAAGGCGATAGTTTTGTTAATCAAGCTATGCTAGATGGGATTGAAAGAGAAAGTGCTGCTAGGGAGCTTTATATGCGAACTAGAGGGGTATCTGTAACTGAGGTCGGTTTCTTTGACCATCCTGTTATTAAGAATAGTGGTGCTAGTCCTGACGGAGCTGTAAATGCAGAAGAAGAGGGTAAGTATGCAGGTCTTATAGAGATTAAATGCCCTATAGAAACTACCCATACCAATACGCTTATGAGTAAGTCAGTTCCTAGTAAATACATACCACAGATGCAATGGCAATTAGCTTGCACCGGTGCTAAGTGGGTAGACTTTGTAAGTTATAATCCTAACTTCCCTGAAGAATTACAGTTATTTGTAGCAAGGGTTGATAGAGACGATACTTACATAGAAGAATTAGAAGCAGAAGTGATTAAGTTTTTAGACGAAGTAGAACAAACAATTATTAAACTAAAGGAGTAGTGTATGGAAGACCCTAATTTATTAACAAGTAAAAACAGGAGAAATGTTGTAACCATAACAGAAATTCATGACAGATTTATTGTGCATGATGTTATAGCTGATGAACTTACTATTTGTGAACTTTCATCAGAGCTAGAAGAAACAATAAACGATATTTTTTTCCCACACAGAATTACAACACAGGAGTAATATATGGCTGAGTATGACAAAACAAACACGTTTACCTTAAACAAGAATGACAAAGGTGATAATCCTAAACGACCAGACTATCGTGGTAAGTTAAATGTAGATGGTATTGAGTTTACTTTATCAGGTTGGGTAAAAGAAGGACCTAATGGTAAGTTTATTGCTGGTGCTGTAGCAATGGTAGCAACGGATGAAAGACTTAAACCTGCTGTTGAAGGTGCAGATGAGGATGTTCCTTTCTAGGAGCATCCCCAATTGCTTATAACTATTTGTTCATTACGTACATAGTTACTTCAAAGCCAAAACGCATTTCTGTAGCTGCTGGAGTTGTCCACATGGTATTTATCCTTAAATAATATATTATGCTTAATTGCACAATATAATAGAATTATACGCTTATGTAGGGTTACTAGACACCAGATAATCATTAAAGGTTTATAATGGATATACATAACTTAGAATTAGATATAGCGTGTTATGCAACTGCTGTGTACCATGAAGTTAATAATAGAACACTAGAAGAAAAGGTAGGTGTCATAAATGTCATACGTAATAGGTTACATACTGGTTATTGGGGTCGTGATGTATGCTCTGTTGTTTATGCTAATGGTCAGTTTATTGGGGTTACGGATGAACGTCATCCAGAAGTTAATATTAGGGCGTATTTGGAAACTAAACTTTTGGTTATTGATACGATTGTTCATAATAAATATGCTAACCCAGTTGCAAATGCTTTATATTTCCATGATGACTCTATACCGCCAAAAAAAGAATGGTTTGGTAAGAGGAAAAAAACACATATAGGAAGGATGGTATTTTACTAATGATAGAATATATAAAATTTTGGTTAGCACAAGATATAGCATTTTTGATTGAATTAATACCATTAATAATTTTATTATTTATAGGATATTTAGGATATTTAATTTATATAAAATGGTTTAATAAATCATGAAAAAAGAACCTGTAGCATGGCTTTATGAAGAGTATGATGTTAAGTCTGGTGACCTAAAGAAGTCTTATTTATGGTCTTTTCATCCTAACCAATTATCATATTTAAACGATTTAAAGAACACAACACATCATATTAAGATAACACCTTTATTTGCAGGTGAACCTGTAGAAGAATATAAAGGATTATCTAAGTACGATAGTAAGAAACTAACGGAGGCACATGGTGGACTCTAAACCACTTACTCAAGAAGAAATTATAAAGGTATATAAAGAAGCATTTGGATACGGTAGTCAGGTAATAACAATTGACAAGATATTTAAATTTGCTAGGCTTATAGAACAATTGCATGGAGTAAAAGATGTACACTAAACTAGACGACCAACGACAAGCAAAATTTATCATTGGCTATATTACTGCACATCCTGGTTGCAGCATTAAAGAAATTGTGCAAGAATGCGTAACTAATAGAACTAGGTTAAAGTATTTAGAAAGCCAAGGATACTTTACTTTGCCTAAATGGACTTATAGCAATGAACTAGATAAACGATTTAAAAATAGAAATTATGTATCTGTAACTGTAGGTAGGGAGTATGGTAAATGGGAAGAGCAGAAAAGATATTAGATGTAATAGTATGGTTGTTAGTTGTTGGTGGTATGGGTTGGTTTGCTTATGGTTGTTATCAATTAATTGATTTATTTTTTCTAAGGGGATAGTTATGGTAGATATGGTGAATAGACCTCCACATTACTTAGTGGGTGGTATAGAAGCAATAGATGTAATTAAAAGTCGTTTAACAAAAGAAGAGTATATTGGTTATCTTAAAGGTTGTAAGTTAAAATATGACTTACGTTATCCGTTTAAAGATAATCCACAACAAGATTTAGAAAAGTCTGATTGGTATAAGAATAAACTACTAGAAGCTACTAAAGATGATGGAGTTGAAATTCCACCGGAATTAGAAGCTCAATTACAAAGGTTTGATGATGAGTAAAATCTATTGGATATTTATTGTGGTATTAGCTGCGTTAGCTATTTGGGGAACAGAACAGGTTATGGCTCAAACTACTACTATTCTTGCACCTGATGGGTCTGTAACCGTCTGTCAGGTTGGTAGTAATGGTGTGATTATCTGCGTCTAGTCATCCATTGGTGTTAGTTCGCCATAAAGAGCTAGCTCTTCGCCTGAGATTTCCACAACACTATCATTATCTAATGTAATGATTATAGTGCTATCGCCATGCAATGCTTCACAGGATACGATAGTTCTACCTAACATGTGATTACAGATAATCTCTACTTCTGACCGTTGCATAATTTTCCTATATATTTACTAAAGAGTCTTTGGCAATTTTTTCTGATTTAACAGACCTTGCCCACGACCCACAATTTTGACATTGATAGCGTTGATAAATAGCAGTCCTACTTCTTTGAGTTCCACGAGATTGTAATTTTCGTGAAGCACAATTAGGACAACAAACGTCAACAGAATATGCGTTATGATTTGGATGTTGTTTAATCCAACCTTTGAATTTATCGTAGACTTTCTCAAGTAATATAACATCATTCTTATTATATTCTTCCATTGTTTTCCATGCCTTACGGTCATCATTCATACACTTGACCCATAAAGCATGTCCTTCATGTTCTGTCTTACTACCCAATCCTAAAGCCTGTGCTACATAATCTAGTTTGTTAGAAACAAATCTAAATTGTCTACGAGCTACTTGTAATAAATCTATCTGTTTAGATGGTGCTGGAGGTGGCATACCAGAGAGTAAGAACTCTTTATGTAGTATAGGTATGTCAAACCTAGAACCGTTGTAGTGGACTATAGCATCAGCTTCGTCAAGAAGTTTATGCACAGAGTCTAGCATTTTTTGTTTGCCAGATTTTTGGATAGAGTCAAACATGATTTTAGATTCACCATACCACTTTGCTGCATAGCATAGAGTGTAAGATGATTCTAGTAATTGGTTTATAGAGATGTTTTGGTCAAAGATACCCCAGACATGAGCAGTATTTGGTGCTACTTCTATATCAATAAGTAATATTTTCATAGTAGTCTCTAAAGTTGAGATACTTTATTATATACTAGATAAATAATTAGCATGAGTAATACATATTTAAAGTGGTCTATAGCACAAAGGATGTCGCAGATAAGATAATCTAGCATATCTTAATAGTAGCTGTTTTAGCTTTCTTTAGTTTGTCAAAGAACTTCTTATAAGCTATTTTAGAGTTACCTATGAAGTCTTTACCTGCCCATGTTGTGCCAAGTAATATACATCCATCTGTATCTGCTGAAGTGTTGCCTGAATGAATACGAACACCTGTAAAGTTAGGAACGTTTAGTATGTGTGGCATGTCCTGTTTAAAGCGTACAGAAGCGTCTATAATGAGTTTATATTCACCAATAGGAATAGCAGTCTTACCTAATACTTTAGTGCCATTCCTGACTACATCTTCTAATGTATAACACTCATATACACCATCTACATACATCTTGCCTATAGTATGTGTATCTTTAAATTCAAACCTTTTTACTTCAATTAACATATGAATTAATATATTCCAATGCACGAGTTAAGTAATCCATAACTGCAATAAATACTAAAGCAATACCCATGATTATAAATAGCAGTCCTACTACAATAAGTTTAAGTATGGATAAGCCGATAAAATTAAGTATGTTTAAGAATATCATTTAGCACTTTTTTTAATGTGTAGTAATGAACGTTCACCAAATAAGTAGAAGCCAACAGCACTAGCAAAGTTATCTACTTCAGGTGTTGCTGTACCGTTAAGGTGCATAATAACCCATGTAGAAAGCACAAGCAGCCCTATAACAGGTCTCATAAGTCTTATGATAGCTTCTACCCAAGGGTATGATGGATTACCACCACCAGCTTCATTCATAACTTTAAAGAACTCTAAGTCAATTTGTTTCATTTGAGTATATTGTTCTATAGTAGCTGGCTTGAATTGGTCAGGTGCTATAAAGCGATTAATAAGTGACTTACCTAAGTCTACTGCTAATGGTCCTAATGCTGCTAATATAGTAATTGGGTCTATGATATTCTCCTTATAATTCTTTAGGGTCAAAGCCATACATCTTGGCTACACGCTTTTGTAGTTTTAAAAATAAACCTTTATGGCTTGCATATTGTTCTGTTTTAGGTGAGTCTAAATATACGCACATATGGATAATCTCATGGCATAAAGTCATTAAGACAGGATATAGATGAGAATGACGTGCAGTAGATATAGTAATAACATGAGGCTCACCTTGTTCTGGTGGTTCATATTGCCCACATATAGTATCGTCATGCACTATTACAAAGTCTACTTTAGATGCAGGTGGTAGTTTATACTCGTCAAATACAGGGAACTCTATTAAAGCCGAATAAAGATTGGCTATATTGTTCTCTGTAATAAATGTCATTTTGTAAAGTGTGTCAACAAAAATACGATAACGAAACCTGCTGTGCCTAATAAGATTTGTTCTAGGCGTTTGAGTCTTGCGTTTATTTGCTCATAACGTAACGCACATACTTCTTCATGCGTACTTAAACGTGATTCTACGTCTGTCTTTACCATTACAATTCCTTAATTAAATAGGTATATCTATAGTTGTCATTTCATTGTTTAATAATCCAGGTATTTCGCCGCCAATAATGCCATAAGTACCTGGTTGTCTTAATAATGAACCTTGTCTTCTACGAGCTTCTTCTATATCTCTTAAAATAGAATATTGCTCTTGTGGGTTAGTAGTAAATAATCTTTTTTGCAATTCTTCAGCAACAGAAGGTCTAATGCCACCTGCCCTTGATATGCCACGACCAGCTAAATTAGAAAGGAAACCAGTTACATTTCCACTAGCTAATGGAGCAATATCTTGTAAATCTTGTGCAGCCATAGCATTTTCTACTGTAGGAGAACCACCTAAAACTTTTCTACTTGTTTGAATTAATTGTTTTTGACCTTCTACTTGTTTAATAAATTCATCATAACTTTTTGCACTATCAAAAGCTGTTCTTAATGCGCTACGTTTTCTATCAGAACCAAATACTTTTTTAGTAAAGTCAACACCTTCAAATGTAGATAAATTATCTTTTACTTTAGATAGCATACCAACTCTAAATGCTTCTTTTTCAGCAGGTCTCATATCTTTTAAATTACTTATTAATTCGCTTTCACTCATTTTTAAATAATCATTACCTGTTTTATACGCATTTTGTAGTTCAGCAGAGTCAGCAAATTTTTTGTTAGCAAGTTTATATTCAGGATTATATTGTTTAATTGCGTCATTAAATTCTCTTTTAACTTTAGCAATATCAGCACCATAACCACTTACCTTGCCTGTAATAGGTTCTACTTCCTTACTATATACTCTATCTAAACCAATTTTAATATCATGCAATAAAGATGTTGGAACAAAATCAGCATTATTTAAAGCATCTAAACTTGGCAATGGTTGACCTAAAGCATCAGCACTTTTTTGAGCTTCAGTATATGCTTGTTTAAACAAATCTCTATCTGCATATTTTCTAAATGGTTCTGCTGGAATATCTTTAGAATATGCTTTTGGATATAATTTACGTGATTGAGTTTGTTGTTTGTTAGCTAAATCTGTTATATAGTCAAATCCAAATTGTTTTGCTTCAACGCCTGATTTTTGTGTTAAACCTTCTACAAGTTGAGATGGCAGTCCTGCTGTTCTTTCTTGTAAAAATTTTTCAGTTGTTGTTTTAGCTTTGCTTGGTACAATGTAAGAAGAATATCCAAGTTTTTGTAAATTAGCTCCTAAATCAGCAATAGTAGCTTCAGGAACTCCAACATTTCTATATTCGTCTAAAACAGTTCTAACGTCAGCAGGTGTAAGGTTTTCTTTCTCTAAAGTTTCAGATAGTTTTCTTGTTGCAATACCTTCTTTTTGTCCAAGACCAAAACCTTGAGCAATGCTTCTTAAACCTCTACCAGTTAATGCTATAGCTGGAACTGCTGCGCCACCTATTGCTGCACCACCAGCTCCATAATATAAAGAGCTTCTAGGTACGTCTTGCAATTCAGGTGCAACACCAGCACCTGTAACAGCACCAGCAGCACCACCAATAGCAGCACCTCTTCCAATGTTTCCTAAAGCTGTTCTACCACCTTTTAATAATGCTTTAGAACCTAAACCATATATACCAGCAGGTGTTGTAAGTCCACCAGCAATTTCTAAACCTGTGCTAAGATAAGGACTTTCTTTTTGAAATTGAGCCTGTTGTAGTCTTAATTGGTCACGTATATCTTTATATTGTCCTTGACCTAATGCAGACCTAATACCAGCTTCTGCTTCTTCACCAAATCCAAATGTTACACCTTGTCCTACAGCTCTTGCTGCTTCTGCTGTTGGATTATAAGTTTGTTGTTGTGTTTGTTGTGTAGATGGTTTTTGAACATATTGTGATTTAGCAAAATCAAGTATTTGTTGTTGCGTTGCACCTTCAGGTGCCTCTACTTTAATTATGCTACCATCAGGAGCTTCTACTTTAAAAATTGGCATATTTATCCTTAAGGAACAATTCTAAAACCACTATTATCTGGTATGTCAATTAATTTCTTTTGACGTTTAGTTGACGTAAAATAATCATCTAATTCACCAGATTGTAATGCTGAGTTGTATCTATCAATAGAACGTTTTTCTATATCACGTCTAATTTGAGTCATTTTAATTAAAGCATTTTTATCCATAGAAATAGTACCAGTCATTACTTGACGCAAGAACTCTCTTTCTGCTGGAGTATCTAAACCTTTAGCGCCAATACCAAGTGCGCCAATTTGTGGGAATACATCTGAACCTAAGAAAGCATCAAGAATTTCTGTATCTGCAACTTGTTTACCAGCTTTAGCATCTTTTAATACTTTAGCCTTAAATCTATTTACATTTTTTTGAATATCAGCACCAAAACCTGTAATTGCGTCTGAGTTTTGTATTTGATTTAATGTCATATCAATTTTAGAAATATTGTTTTTAGATTTATTAGCTGTATTAACTAATTCAACATCTTGTTCTGCTCTTATTGTACCAAGTCTTTCTTCGTATTTTGTTTGACCAGCAGGCATAACAATTTTAGTTTCAGGTTTGTTAGCTGCTTGATTTTCTCTTGCTAATTTACCAACTTTTACTCTATCTTCCGCACTTAAACTGTTTATATTAGCTGTGCCAAATAATTCAAGAGCTGCATTTTTATAGGCATCAGTAAATGATTCTGGTTTTGCTTCTAAAGGAGCATCTATTGGACTTCTTGCAATTTCTTTAAATGTACCGTCTGGTTGTTTTTCTTGAGTAATTTCAAATCTATCTTGTTTAATAGTTCTGATATTATCGCCTCTATTAGCTGTTAATTGCTTTCTATACTCAGATGTTAATGCTCTATCTATTACATCTTGAGATGCACCCATACCACCTAAAAATGCTTTTCCAATATATGGTAATGGTGAACCTGCATTTAAGTTTTTAGGTGTAGCTAAGTATGTGGCAGCAGTTCCTAATAAACCTTGAAATAATGCTTGATTGCGTAGTTTTTCTTCTTGGGCTGGGTCTAAAATACCACTAGGTATAGAACTACCAAAAGGAGTCATACCTTTAAACAAACCTCCAATGCCAGATGTAATTGGATTAGCAAGTGATGATATATTTTCATACAATGGGTTGTTATCAAATAGTGCCATGATTTATCCTATTAAAATTGGTCGTCTTGATGGTTGTAATAAACTATTAAACTGTGGAGTAGGTACAGGACCTTGTTGACCCATAAGTTGTTGTGCGTTTAACATTGGGGATGGTTGTAATGGAGCTTGTGATGGATTCATTCTATCATAAGCGTTCATACCTAAATTTAGTGCTGGAAATGGATTAGCTTTAATTGAATCCATAACAGAAGTACCCATTCTATTAAATACGCTATCACTAACTGGGTTTGTTAAATTTGCTGCATCATCTAAGTATAATAATGGATTAGCTGTTTGCGTAATGCCAGTTCCTAAGTTACCTAATAAGTTAGCACCTTGTGTTGCATCATATCCTAAAGAAGCTAGATTAATACCTTGTCCAGTTGCTGGAAGACCTGCAGTACCACCTAAACCAGAACCAATACTAGAGAAGTTAATTCCACCTTTTGCAGCACCACCAACGCTACCTGCGCCACCCATAGCACCACCTAGATAGCCACCTGCTCCACCTAATGCACCACCAATAGCTGCATCTCTTAAAGATGTGCCTAATTTTTTACCTTGTAATAAAGATGTGCCACCACTTATACCTGCACCTATAGCTGCTGCTGTTATTGGGTCACTCATTATCTGCCTACCTTTCCTACTACATAGCAAATTGGTTCAAGAATGAATCTGTAAACCATACCTAAATTGTCTCTAGTTTTACCTCTTTTTTGTTTCCATATATCAGCAGTACGGTGTCTTGCGATATGCTCTAAAACACCCCTTAAAATGCGTTGTAGGGCATTCTTTTCACCTGCTTTGTAAGCATAGTTTACTAATGGTAAGAATAGAGTGTGATAACCTTTTTCGTATGCTGGGTCTAAGTCTTTAGACTGAGCTAACCAGATAGCGTTACGGAAGCTACCAAAGCCATATTCAGCATTCATAGCTGTACATACAATCTTGCCACCACCACTAGATGTTGTTTCTGAACGAGTAGTTAATGGTTGACCAGCTACTGTAGATGTAAATTGTGCAAGTCTTTGGTATGGTAAGTTTTGTTGGAAGTTAAATCGGTCTAGTTCAGCTTGTAGAGCTTGTTGAGCATAGTTTTCACGAGCTTGACCAGTTTGTAATAGTTGATTAATAGGTTGATAAGCTGCTTGAGCCATTGTAGGAGCATTTCTAGCTGCTTGTTCTTGTAAGCCACGTTCTGAAGCATAGTTTTGATATGCTGCTTGACCTGCTTGGTTTGCTAAAGCATTAGCTAAGTTTTGTTGTGATAGACCTTCTAATTGTGTTTGTGCTCCTGAACCATAACGACCTGCTTGTGCTGCACCACTACGTGTAGAACCAATAGCTTGTTGATATGCTTGTGTAGCTGCTTGTTGTCCTGGTCTTAATGCTGCTTCTAAGTAAGGGTTAGCACCTAAATATTGACCACTTACAGCACCTTGTTGTTGAGCTAATGCTTGGTTAATAAGAGGGCTACCTGCTCTTGCTTGTTGTTCTGCCATAGTAAGTGCTGACTCTGTTTGAGCAGATGGACTTACGTATGTTTGACCTTCAAAGTATTTTGGTGTATATGTTTCGTAAAGTTTTTGAGCTTCTGATAAACCTTTTTCAACATAAGGTCTCATAGATGGGTCAATACCAGATGTAGTTGTTTGTGACTGACCACCACCACCGCCACCACCATAAAATGTAAATGACTCCACTAAACCTGTAAGCCAATTAGATAAATTCAGTAATTTCATATTTCTTTCCTTAAAGTGTATATTCCCATGTTGAAGGTTTAAAACCCATTTGTAGAGCTTTTTTATCCCAGCCACGTCTTTGAGATGTAAAAGTAATTCTTGTTTTACTGCCTTGTTTTGCTATTGCTTGTATTTCTTGAAATGCTTGTGTTAATAATAAATCGTCATTAAGTGATGACCATGCTGCCCATATGTGAATTGTATTTCCCATAGGTTGTAATACTACAAAGCCATAAGGTTTGTTATCGGTTACTGCTAGAAATATCATAGAACGTTGTTCGTAACAGTCACAATAGACATCTTCTGCTAACCACTCAGGATGACCTTTGCTTCTGACTATTTCAAGACCATGTTTAATAAACTCCCAATGAGTCCTAAGTTGGTCTTTAGGTATGTAATGTAAAATCATCCTACTATTATATAACGATAGTTCCTTGAAACACCATGACTTCCATGATTAACTGTGCAACTACCTTGTGCAAAGTTGTCAAAATAAATGTCTTTAAGTTCTGCTGCTGAATTTAGGTCTAATGGCATAAGTAAGATAACAGAGTTAAACCCTATGCGTTCATTACTAAGCGTTGTTGTAGTCGTGCTTGTTGCAGTAGAAAAGTCACCTGTATTGTTGCTTTTGCCTTCTACAAGGTTGTTTACAATTTCAGCTACACTTCTAGCATCACCACCTGTCCAAGGTAGTTTACGGTACATATCACTACGTGCCATTATCTAGTTCCTTGTTCAGAGTATTCTATATCCATGCCAATTGCAGATGACCAGTTAGCACCTGTAGGTGTTAAAGCTACTCTATGATAACGACCTGCACTTCTTACAGAGCATCTATCTTCTGCTGTAGCTGATACAGATGAACCATAAGTAATAGTATCATCTAACATTCTACGACTTGCTACTTGCACGTTTGCAGAACCATTATCTACAGAAGGTCTAATAAGAGTTAAGACAGAATTATAACCGTATTCTAGGTCGTTAGTAATGATACTTCCTGTAGCGTTAGTTCCTGTGAATGTGATAATTCTAGTATCACGAACACCACCGAATAAGAACTTACCGCCTTTATATAGTCTATCGTCTAGTGTTGTTACAAGTGTGTCTTCTGTTTTAAGTCCTGCTGCTGATGCTGCCATATCTATGGCTACACCTGTGCCTGAACCTGCGCCTGTAGCTGTAAATAATACACCTACAGTATTGGCAACCGCACCTATAGCTGTAAATGATGTTGAGCCTACTGTTCTAATGGTATAAGACTTACCTACAACAAATGCACCTGCTGTTACGTTATAGGCAGCATCAAGACCATCTAATGTTGCACCTGGAGTAGCAAGTGTAGATAAATAGTCTACATCTGTATCTGCTTCACACCATTTTTGTGTTTCAAAGTTATAGATAAGTAGTGAACGACCACCAGAGATATTGCCATAATTCCAAATAACTAAATTACGTTCAGGGTCTACTGCTGTTGATATAGAGTCAATATCACCAATGTTAGCGTTGTTAAAGAAGTATCTGTCTACCTTTTCAGAACCTATACCTGTTAATGTTTGACCATTGGTGGCGTAAAAACCATCATCTGATAAGAAGTAAGCTGTGCCAGAATACTGTGCAATAGAGTTACCTTCTATACATCCTACGTTACGAGAGATAGTGTCAAATTGAAATATAAGCGGTGTGCCTATATATGACATTCTGACAATGGCTTTTTCTAAGAATACAATACCAAACTCACCACCTACGACACCGGTTATATCGCCACCGTCAGGGATAATTTGATAGTCACTTTGAGATGTCGCTGTAGTAGTCCAAGTGCTTGCATCATTAATACCTGACCATTGCACCTTGCTAGGTGATGTGCCTGCGCCAATATTACCTGCAACTACAAAGTCACGAACTGCTGTAATGTATTTAGCAATAGGTGCATCTGAACTTACGTCTGCAAAAGCTGTAGAACTGTTTACGTCAAAAGACTGTATCTTTTCAGAACCATTAGATGCAATTGCAAGACTACCAAACTGTAAGAATTGCCATCTATTTGTACCTGTATAACCACCTGACTTAGACTCGTCTACTAGAGATAAATCACCATTATCTACTTTAAATAGTTTAGTAGCACCACCAGCAAAGATAAATACGTCATTGTCTAGTTTAGCAGCAAAGCAATTATTCAAGTCTTCTGAAGCTGCACCTGAAAATGTTACTGCTGATTTAAATGGACCATAACCTACAGCTAAAGGAATAACATTATTAGCTTCTGATACAGAGTCTAATATGCTAGGTTGGTCTGGTAACCAGTCTTTAAAAGCTATGCGTTGTGTAGGCATGTTTAATAATTCCTCATATAATCTAAGACAGCTTCTAGTTCATCTTCGGTGCAGTCTCCTTTTATTTTATTAGCTCTCCAACTGATAATAATTACATTATCTTTTGTGTAATCACCATGAGAGTCTAATCTATCTAAACTTGGACTATGCCATCTATCTGCTCTACCATTTGAACCCCATTGTAATTTTATTCCAAGAACAGGGCATATCATATCTGCTGGAATCATTTCAAGTAGTTCATCAATAGTTAAATTGCAAATTAAATTTCTTTTTTTTGCTCTTAATTTTGCTTGTTGTAATAATCTATTAAGACGATATTTATTATCATCTTTATATTTTTCTTTATGTCTTTTACAATATTCAGAAACTTTTGTTTTAGAAACCATACTCAGCTTTTCATGATATAGCAAAGAGCATAGTAAGGAGGTAAGTTAGCATTAGTGCCACTAGAACCTGTTGTAGAGTTAGATACTGTAATGCCTGTTGTAGCTGTGCCTGTATTTCCAGCTCCTACTTGCACACCTGGATTAGCATTAACATTAGAACCAGATAAAACAGTAGAAGTATGAAAGTGTCCTGGGTCTGTAACTGTTGCAGTATGGGTATGAGATACGACAATAGCGTCTGCACTACCACCTGTTGCACCTACAGCATAAGTAGATGTAGCACCTACTACAAAACGGTTACGTAAGTCTGGTGTAGAACTTGAACCATCACATAATAACCAACCACTAGGAATAGTTGCTGAAGAACCTGACCATAGCATTATCATACCAGCTATAAAAGGATTACCCCATGTAGGTGTTGTGCTACCACCTGCTGATAACAATACTTGACCAGAAGCACCTGCTGTTCCATCTAGTCTAAATGCACCTGTAATGTCAACTGTGCCTGAAGATACTAATGTACCTGCTACTGTAAATGGGTCACCACTAGAACCTGTTTGTTGGTCTTTTAGTAATGCCATTAAGCTACGAACAGCGTTGTTTAAATTAGCTGGTGAACAACCTTCAGCAATATTGATATTAGTTATATCCGTATTATCTGCTGCTGTTGTGCTAAATTCTGAAATTTTTGTCTTTGCCATCTTTTATCCTTGTCGTAACCAAATGTCTGTACTTGGAGAAATATCAGTCCAAGTTTCTGTTCCTGCTGTAATTGTTGACCATGTATCTGAAGAAGGTGATATTGCAGACCATGTTTCTGAACCTGCTGATACTGGTGTCCATGTTTCTGTTCCTGGAACTACCGGTGTCCAACCTTCGCCTTGTCTTGTACCTTTAGCGGTTACACTTCCTATACCTTCTACATAAGCAAAGCCTGCTAGTATAGCGTTAGGGCTTACTGTAACAATAGCAAAGCCATTTACTTGTGCAAAACCTGATACTACATAACCACCTAATGCTGTGACTGTTGCAGTTCCTGTGATAGATGCACTATCAAATGTAAGTCTGTTAGCGTTAGCAGTTACTGTACCTGTTGCTGTAATACTTGCTGCATTTGTTCTTGTTCTTTGTGCAGATGCTGTAACTGTAGCATTTGCTGTAATAACACCGTTAGCAGAGAATATGCTATTAGCATTAGCAGTAACTGTAGCGTTACCTGTGATAGAGCCAAGACCAAACTGAACTCTATTACCATTGGCTGTGACAGTAGCATTTGCTGAAATACTACCACTACCGAATAATGTAGTATTAGCACTAGCACTTACTGTGGCTGTTACACTTACATCTGCTATGCCAAATACAAATGAGAACCCATTTGCGGTTACAGTAGCAAAGCATGATATATCTGCACTACCTGTGCGTTCTCTAATAGCACTCGCTGATACTGTACCTGTGCAGTTTACGACTGCATTACCAAATAGTAATCTATTACCGTTAGCTGTTACAGTTGCATTGCCTGTAATAGCAGCACTAAATGGTAGTATTCTGTAACCTAGTGCGGTAACTGTAGCTGTTGCGTTTACACTAGCTGAAGCTAGTAGTGTTTGTCCTCCTGCTAAAGAGCTAAATGGGCTTTGCGAGAATGATGCTATGCCAAACATTTAGTTCTCCTTATTCGTCTGCTGGTAAAGGTGTGTTGCCTTCTTCAAGCCATTTTAAGTAGGCTTGGTAGTCTGTGTTAGCTGGGTCAAATGGGATAGACCAAATTTTACCGTCATCATCTGTTCTAAATACAGAGGTAATTTCTTGGCTTCTTTGGTCTTTATATAGTTTATACATTTATAGCTCCGCAGAAAGTATTATATAGGCAGATGTTGAATTATTAGCACTTACCTGATAAGGTCTGTATTGAACAATTCCTGATGCCGCATTAAAACCACAGTTAATACTATAAGGACCACTAAATGATGCACCGCTTGCTACAATGCTTGTTAATGAAATACTATTTGTTTGGTCTGTAAGTCTTACTGTGCTAGACGAAATTGATGGAGAAGTTCTCATGGGTACTACTGTAAAAATACTACCATAAGCAGTAGTTCCGTTATATCCATTTATTGAAGCATTTGCCTCTTCATTAACTGTAGTTCCACAATATTTTAAACAATATCTTTGACAATTAGCCAATTCCTGATTATAAAGTCTGCGTTCAAATGGTGTTGCTGATGTGCCTATTTCTAACTGTGCGTTTGTTATATAAAGAAAGTCGCCAGCAGTAGTATCGGTTACATCTGACCATATAAATACTATAATGTTAGCTGTAGAAGCAGTATCTACATTAGCAGTTACAGAATAAGTTGCCCATGATGTGGTTACGTTTAAGTTAGCAGGTGTATTTTCATAAGTAGCGTTAGCAATTAAAGTAGGGTTTGTGCCTTCTGCTCCCCATGCTGATATAATATCTGAAGTAACAGTATCTGCTGTGCCTGACCATGCTATTACAGCACACTTCACATTGTCTAGTTTAGTTGTAGCTGATACCTTTGCTTGAAAGGATAAAGTAACATTGCCACCTATAGCATCATAACAATTAACGTTTTCTATAATTTGTGCAATACCAAACTTTTTATTAGCTGTTTCTACGTCTAGTCCTATAGAGTATTTAGCACCTGTAGGAACAGTTGTTGTTTGTGTAATGTCTACAACATCATTACCATCTGATAATACATACCATCTGTCTAGGTTATAAGTATCGTCATTATTAGCACCGCTTGTAAAAGATGTGCCACGTTGAGCTATATCAAAACTGCCATTAATTAGTCTATTTTTTAGCCCAAAAGGTGACGCTGCAGCAGTTTGTAGACTATTGTCTGGAAATGTGACTCCGTTTGTTCCTGAGATAGATACGGTCATGCTAATTGTTCCTCTGTAGGTCTAGGTAGTGTGTGTTCCCATTTAGCTATGTAGTCACCTTTACCGTCAGAATCGTTTTGTAATCTAATGACTGTAAGAAAGTCATTATCTGTTAGCTGTGGATAAATTAATTTAATTTTATCGTATAGCATTATGCTGACCTCGCTAAAAATGCTTGAAAAAAACTTAAAGATGCAACAGCTACATCAGTTGAGTAAGAACCACCTCTATTTTGATAAACGTATGCTTCAACATAATCACTTGACCCATCAAGATACACTAATACAGAGCCACCTGGCGATGGCACTCCTGATGCTGGTACAGGTCCAGATGTAAGTCTTGCATATTCACTACCATTTTTATATATAGAAATAAATGCTTCTGCCGCTGCTGTGGCTGCAGCTCCAAATTGAATTCTAGCATTAATTTGATAATAACCAGCTACAGTAGGAGTGAAACGATAATTTGTTGTTGAATCATAATTACTATTCGTATCAAAACTTTCTACATTATATTGAATTTTTGTAAATGTAGTATTTGCAATGCTTTGTGATGAATTAGAATAAGCATAAAACGCTGGACCTGTTCCACCAAAAGTAGAAGCTGTAGTAAGCACAGTCCCACTTGTAGTAGGCAATGTTAGCGTAGTTGTGCCTGATACTGCTGGAGACTCTAGTGTGACTGAACCTGAAGTAGAACCGTTGAGTATTAGTTTAGCCATTAGTTAATTTCCAATGCTTTGAGTTCTTCTACAGTATTTGCTGTATCTACCAATGTAGTAATATCACGAAGTCTTTGTTTTTCTGCAACAATAGCAGATGTGTCTGCACTTGACTCTAAAGCACGTTGAAACAATACATCTTGAGCTAATAATAATGGTTCACGTTCTTGACGTAACCTATCTTTAGTAATGTCTTTAGCTTTATTTATGTCAATAATTATTGCCATGTCCATGCGTTCCTAAATGTTCTGTCTTCTGGGATATCTGATACGTCTACAATATGATATGCTTTGCCTTGTGGTACATCTTTAGCAGCAATTTCTTCTATGGTTAATCCACAATCTGCTGGAACTATAATACTAATTCCACCTTCATCATTTTGATATACAATTCTTTTGTCCATGATTAATCCTTATCTGAAAAATGCAACTTGAATTGCAACAGCATCTTGACCTGTAAATCCAGCCGTAATTTCACCAGTACCAAATCTATAAGTAGTAGTTGTTAGCGGGTATTCTCCCATTGCATTTCCATACCTGACCATACAGTTTGAATCAGGACCTGATCTAGTAACTGGTCCAAATACACCAACATAATTTACATTAGGCATGGCTGCTGTAAAGTTTACTGTGTAATCACCTGTACCATTATCTGTAATAGAACTTACATTACCACTAGCTCTAATTGCTACTGTGCCTGTACCGTTAAAGTTTACCCATGCACGACAACCATAAGCTGTGGCTACTGAACCATAGCCAGAGTTAAATTTAAAATTACTAGATGAATCAAATTGACCACAGGCAGTACCACCTTCAGCAAAGTCTATAGTATCAGCAGCAGAGAAAAATATACCTGTATTAGTATCGCCTGTAGTAGTGATAGCTGGTAATGCTGCTGTACCTGCTACAAATGCTGCTCTTTGTGATGTATCTATAGTTAATGCTGTAGTGCCACTATTAGTTTGTAATACTAAAGAACCACTATTATCAGGCTGTATGACTACACCATTGGTGGTAGTTGCATTTATAATTGTACTCATACTATCACCCAGCGAGAAGTTGAAGGAACTGTAACTGTAACACCACCAGAAATAGTAACATCTCCAGCTTCTACAGAATTATATCCTGTAGGGAATGTATAAGATGTACCTATAGTTCCGTTATTTACATTAAGTCCGTTACTAGCAGCAAACTGTGGTGCATAAGCATCACCATTGGCATCTTGGTATGTAGCTTTTTCAGCAGGATAAGTAACAAATACATTCTTTGTACCTGCACTAAAGTTTACTAGAGAACCACTATTGCTGGATTCTAATACAGTATCACGAGATAAAGTAGTGCCTGAAGATGTATATGTGCCTAGACCTACTTCCCATTCTGATCCACCTACAATAGCGTAGTAAGTAGTATTACCGTTACCGATAACAGAGAATGATTGAAAGCCAGATACTGCACCAGCAAGAGTAAACGTACCTGTGCCTGTGGTAGTAGAAGTTTCTTGGACACGATCTTTAACAACTAATGCCATTTATGTTCCTATAAAGTTGTTGATTTAACATTATGAGAGCCACATTCACAGCATACAAATACTTGATGCTTTCCATGTTTCCCATGTCTTAATTGTAAATTTTCTATTCTATTGTCTTGAGTATCACCATTGATATGATGTACTGTTTCATTTTTTGTTAAAGGTCTTTTTAGATGCTGTGCCATAACTAATCTATGCTCTAATATATATCCGTTAGATATTGCCATAGATGAATATGGATTGTCTTTTGTTATAGATACAAAAACATATCCGCTTTGAACGTGTTTACCACCTTGCCAAGCATGATGTCTTTCACCTCTTCTCATTCCGCAATCAATACCATTAAATTGCAATAGTCTTGATATTCCTTTTTGTGAAGTATGAAATTTTGCTGCTATTTTTTCTTGACTTAATCCACCTTTATACAAGTCAATAACTGTTTTAGTGAACTTATCATCAAATATTTTATTTTTATTTCCTTGTTTTCTACGTTCTATTTTATGACCTTTAAGAACATTTCTTATAGTTACAAAATTAACGTTAAACAATTTACCTACAGCTTCTAAACTTAAACCTTCTTTGTATTTATCTATGACCTTTAATTCATCATCGTAAGATAATTTGCAATTGTGATGCCTTTTTTCTTGATACATAACGGATTCCTCATTATAAAGTTTCCGTTATTATATCACACTAACTCAACGTGACACTTAAATTTCCTGAACTTATCTTAAAGATATCACCAGTATCAATTGTTTTTGCTGTATCTAATGCTGTATGGTAAAGTAAGTTACCACCTGTAGAATTGTCATTAATACCAATCCAGCCTACTACACCCCATGAAGCTGTTGCCGTTGGGAATGTAACGTCAGCAGAGTTTGTAGTTACACCGTTAGATGGTGCGCCAAATGTGACTGCTGTTCTAGCATAGCCTGTACCAGATGTGCTAACTTCTGTACCGCTACCTGCGTCTGTAGGGTCTGAAGTCCATAGTGATACATATACTGTTGCGACTGATGTATATGTTGTGTTACGTAGAGTAGCGTTGATTAACGCATCTTCTAAAAAATTACTCATTTCTGCCATGATTTTTCCTTTATCTTGGTGTTACGTTTAATGTTGTGTATGCGTATGTTTTACCTAAGTCGCTTTTCTTAATATTAGCAATAGCTCTATCGTATAATGCTGACCATGTTGCAATTCTTGGATCATTCATTAAGTACGGTTCTGCTTCTGCCAATGTTGCGTAAAGTAAAGCGTCTGGGTAGTATGCTAAGAACAAGTTACTAGAAGTTGTAGTAGAAATAAATGTTGGTTGAGCATAGTATAAAATTTGAATGGTGTAATCTGTATCTTGAGTAGGTGCAAACTGAAACTCTGTACCTAACATTGTAAAGTAGTGTGAACGACCTGATAATGTTGTTTGACCATTACGGAAAAACAAGTCAGGTGTTTGGAACTCTAACAGAATAGGTGGGTTACCCTGAAAGTGCATCTCTCTTAACTCTAAGAAGTCAGTAGGAAATGCTACCTTGCTATCTGTAGGAGTAGTTGTTGCTACTTTTAACATAGCTTCTGTTCGTAAGTCACGACTCATTCTTAACTGTGCCATCTGAATAAAGTCAGGTATGACAGTTGTCAAGTCTGTTCGTGCTAAGTAACTTTCTACTGTAGTTACAAAGCTAGTATAGGTTGTAAATGCCATCTAATTGTCCTTTTAATCTATCCCAGCACTTGTCCATCTCATCTTTATGCCATTCACTTGCAGCTAATGAGCTTAACCATGCTGTTCTGTCAAAATATGTTAAGTTTTCTATGTCTTTAATGTTATTGGATACAGGGTTTGCA